AATATTATTATTATCTTTTGTCATAAATGTAGTATTTATGCGTCCGGAGCTATATTTAGAAAATATAAAAGAAATGTAAATGGATGATTATAATACCTCTGTATTGAGTGAAGCGAAAAATGAATATTCTGCCAATCTTGTAAATATTCTCACACCGTTATTAATTCAAGGATTACAGTCTATATTTAAAGAAGCTTGTTCTCTATGTAAAGATAATGATGAACATGATAAATATTTGATGACATTTCAAAATTTTCTTACCAGAGTACCTAAATGGAATCAAGAGCTTATTGATAATGAAACAAAAAGAATTATTCAGCAAAGCAAATGTAATTATTTAGAAGATTTATTGACATGTGTACATATCACTCAATTGAAGGTATTAACAAGTATTCGGGTGGCTACTAAACAGAAGAAAATTGATATTGATATACCCAAAATATCTGATTTTATTCATAAAGTATATATTAAATGTGCTCGAAAATGTTATAGTAATGTTTATTTGTTTGAAACCGATATAGAACCATTAACACAACAAAAGAATTTTCGCGAATGTGAAACTATTTGTAAAGAATGTATATTAAACACGATAAGAGACAGTATGCCTGTTGAAAAGATCCTCAGAGCATATATGGACGAAACAACGGAAGAAGAAACAGTAGAAGAAGAAATAATTGAACCAGTTAAAATTACAGATGTCTCCAATAATTTACATGATTCCATTTCAACAGAAGTTAAAGAAGAAATTAAGAAAGCAGCGGACGCAATAAAATCAGTAGATAATGCATTGATAGGAAACGCCGCAACAGGAGAGGGCGGACAACTTAAATTAGAAATTGAAGAAACTATTAAAGATTTAGAGAATAAATTGCAAACCGAAAAAGAACCAAGTGTTGTGATTGAAACAGAATCTGCTTCTCAGGTCAAACCTGAATCTGATACTCAGATCAAACCTAATACTATAACTTTTAATGACACAGATAGTATTGTCAACTATAATAGAAATTTATCACCAACCAATAATCCTCCTGCAGAAGAAATTGTTGCGCCGAAAACTATCGATAGATTAGAGAAAATTAGTCAAATTAGAAACGAGCAAAGAAAACTCGACGAAGACGATGATGAGGATAAATTGACTATTTTCAGCGACGCACCATCTTTAAAATTAGATGCTCTAGATGTGCAAATTTTAGATAATTCCCTGTCGTTAAAAAAATCACCTGTTTTAACAGGTGTTGAAACTTTGTAATGCGGTAAAATATTAATATGATTCTTTTGACTTATATTAATGAATACATATACATTTGTGGGTGCTTTAGTAATTTCTGGATTATATTTACTAATGCGGTTTTTAGAAATGAGATTCATTCTCAAAGAGAACAAACCGCTCAAAATCTTATTACGAGAGACTGTCATGGTATATTTAAGTGTATTGGGGGGTGATTTCATCATACAACAATTGGGTCCATTAAAAGCTATTGCTGGGGCGCCATCCGTTTTTACAACGCCTCCTGATTTTTAATTCATGTTTTGTCCACACCCGGAGTACCAACAAACCAGTCTTTGTTCATTAAATATTTATATTTAATAAGTTATATATATATATATATGGATTCAACTAAATTTTCACCAACGAGCGTTACAGATGCGAAAGTATTGGAATTGGCTGATACTACTGTTCAAAATTTTTTTAAAAAACCTTATTTAGGTCCATCTTCACCGGCGGCAGTTGCGGTAGCAGCTACACCCAAATTAAGTCCGTCGTGTTGGAGACACACTCCTACCACCCCACAAACAGAACGTGTCAAAAAAGAAAAGACTTTGCGACAGCAAATAAATTCTAGAGATAGAATGTCCCGTAAACAGTTAATGAGTAAAAAAAGGGGGAAAAAAACTTACCCTCCCGGCGTGATCAAACATAAACCCCCGAGCAATCCTCATCCTAAAGAAAGTGGAGGACGAAAAACGAAAAGACGTAGGAAACATAAATTACGAAAAAGAAAGAAAAGAAAATCCCGTAAAAAACATCGTAAAAAGCGAAGTACGCGAAAAAGATAAATGAATTTAATATTTAAAATCAAATTCATTTAACAATCGGCGTTCGTCATATCAGGCATTTTATCGACATCAATGAATTTGGTTTTTTTACTTACTTTTTTACGAGAAACGATATATTTATTAAAGAATGATCCCTCTAATTGTGCTTGAGGTGTATGTTTATGGACTGTTCGCGCAATCATTTTGTATAATTTAAAATCTGGATACCGTTCATCTCCATTTTTCTTGTATAATATATTACGACCTTTGTCATCTTTTGTCCATTCTACCATTAATTTTGATAGATGGTCCATTAAATCTATATCGTCTGGGTCTTCTATAAAATAATCAAATAATGAGCACGCCAATCTACATAGATCAAAACTCATATTGGGTTCTAGTCTTGGTTTTTTTGGATTAAAATATGGTTCACAGTTGTATTGAGTAGCCGCGTCACCTTTTGAATGGTAACTGTCACTACAGATGGTGAGTCCTTTATATTTATAGATGGCGCGACCAAAATCAATGATTTTAAAGATTTTACCAAAGGTTGGGACTTTGTAATATTTTTGATTATACCGATAATATAAAAATTGTTTTTCGGTTTTCATAAACATAATATTATTTGTGTGCAAATCATTGTGAGTAAAATGAAAAACTTTTTGATATATAATCAGCATCATAATAATTTGGAATAAACATGCTCTCCATTCATCGCCTTCCATCTCATTTTCTTCATTTAATAATGAATCCAATGTCCCATCCAAACATTCTAAACATATTACTTGCGTTGGGAAATCATATAATACACAATTGACTTCTATATCTGAATCAAGGCTAGATATGGAGGATTCTTCTTCGGTAGAAAGGGTATCTTCATTATCTGAGCATTGGGAGTGCGTGTTTGATGATCGTGAAGAACATGTGGAATCGGTTTTTCTTGATATGTTGTGTGGTAAATCAAATTCAAAAACAAGGTCTGGTTGTGTTAAATTACCATTGCTAGAAATATCGGATAAATGAAACACTTCTTTAAAATTGTCATTAACGGAATCAACGCTTTTGTTACTAACATTTCTACCAATATTTAGTTTTTTCTTATAATTTCTTGTATCAAAACCCGATAACATTCCAAGTTCAATATTTTCAATTTTGAATTTATGTTCTTGATTCTTGTGAAAATATGTTGAATTGTGTAAGTAATCTATATCATCGGCGACATCATAAACAAATTTTTTCTGAATTCCGAGAAAAGAACCAAAGAAATCTAAACCATGAGGGAAATAGCAATTATGATATAGTTGACTTGTTAAATAAGAAAAGAAACTGTCTACATAGGCCGAATTGTTTTGATCAAGGACTTTCTTATGACAAACACTTTCATTCAGTTCCGGCAATGCAATGCGTTCTGTTTTCCCTAAATCTTTATATTTTCCTACCATATATTTTACAGGATCCAATAATGGAGAGAATTTAAAAAAACATAGTTTAGTTTCATTTTTTCCATTGCCATTCACGATACAATTAAATTTATTGCGTTTATCCGTCTTCGACACATTTGTAATATGATATGCGTGATTCAAGTTGAGATTCTTGTAATTAGATTCTTTAAGAGAAAAAAATTGTTTGTAAAGTGGGATGTAATTTTGCACATTATAAATTCCTATCTCGTTCAGAGAATTAAAAAGAGCAGCATTATCATTTTTTTTATAATATAAACCAAACATTAGTGTTTATTGATAAAATTTATACTAGCTTTAAACTTATTGCGTAAATCCATATTAATTTTAATATAAATAAAATTAATATGAATTTAGAATTAAAAAAGTTCGATATGAAAAATATCAAGTATATATCTAGTGAAACTCAGGGTCCAGTTATCGTTTTAATAGGACGGCGTGATACAGGAAAATCTTTTTTAGTAAAGGATCTGTTATATCATCATCAAGATATCCCAATAGGAACTGTTATTTCGGGAACGGAAGCTGGAAATGGTTTTTATGCTAAAATGGTTCCTAAATTATTTATTCATGATGAATATAATACTGCTATAATTGAGAATATTTTGAAACGGCAAAAAATGGTCATTAAACAAATTAATAAAGAGGTTGCTGCATATGGGAAAAGTAATATAGATGGAAGAGCATTTGTTATACTAGATGATTGTTTATATGATAATAGTTGGGCTCGAGATAAATTAATGCGTCTTCTGTTTATGAATGGTCGTCATTGGAAAATAATGTTAATCATAACAATGCAATACCCTTTAGGAGTTCCACCCAATTTAAGAACCAATATAGATTATACTTTTATTCTTCGTGAGCCTTATATTAACAATAGAAAACGTATATATGAAAATTATGCAGGTATGTTCCCAACATTTGAGAGCTTTTGTCAAGTAATGGATCAATGTACGGAAAATTTTGAATGTTTGGTAATAGCCAATAATGCCAAATCTAATAAATTGGATGACCAAATATTTTGGTATAAAGCAGATGCTCACCGAGAGTTTAAACTTGGTTCTAAGGAATTTTGGGAAATGTCGAAAGATATTGGATCTGACGATGATGAGGAATCATTTGACCCCACTGCACAAAGAAAAGGTCCTCGGATAAATGTTAAGAAAAGTCGGTGGTAATTAAACTCTGTTAATCATTTTATAATCATTTTTATAAAATTATTTAATCTGTTTTCTTTTCTGTAATTTCCAAATCTACTTTTGCTTCTTGCGTTGCTTCTTGCGTTGCTTCTTGCGTTGCTTCTTGCGTTGCTTCTTGCGTTGCTTCTTGCGTTGCTTCTTGCGCTTTATCAGATTCACGCGTTCTAATGTTAGCACCTTCAAAAAGTTCTTTTCTAATATCCGCCGTAGATATCTCTCCGTTTAACCCAGATTCAGTTGTATTCATATTGGCAACCCCAACTAAATTACCTTCATTATCAATGTTCTGCGTTAATTTATTACCACTCTCTTTAGCATTTTTGACATTTTCGGCAATAGCATTGCGTTTCGATTCTCTAACGCGTTTTTCAAATGCAACCTTGGCTTGTTTCTCATTCAAATTTTTCTCACTCATCAATTGATTTAACTCATCTTCCAAATATTCCACACGACCAGTTTTGTACGCTTCAGGATTCCAAGGCATCCATAAACCCACCGGACCAACATAAACATCATGATTTGGATCTACCTCTCTGAGCATTCTACATCTCAGTTCGGCTTCTTGTTGTGTGGGATATGATCCACGTATTTTAATTCCACGAGTACTAGTTTGAAAATTAAATATAGTATTAAATTCTTGCTCTAAAATTTCTTCTTTAGCATCAAGGAAATTTTTGTAATCATCATCAAGGGTGGTTTGTACAAGTTTATCCGATTCTGATTTAGTATATTCTTGAAAATCGACCATTATTTTATCGAAATCCATATTATATTTAAAAGCAAGAAAGTTTAGAAATTGTGTGAATTTTTCGGTTGATTTAGTAAAATCCCAGTGTTTTAGGAATTCTTTAAAGTAAAATAATTCTTTTTTTTTTAGGATTTTTTCCGGTGATACAAAACTCACACAACAAAATTTCTGCGCCGAAATTGGCTTGTCTTCCTCTAATAAATCAACATATTTAGGATTATCAACTCCATCTGGCAAATATTGGTTCTCATAACTATTTTTATCGGACATTATATTTTATTTCTAACCATCTTATTTTAAGTTTTTTTATTGCTTATATATATTTTTTTTTTCTTGATGGATTATATAAAATGCTCGGACAATTAGGACAACTTTTAGATATTGGCGAACTCGTCAGACGCATTGTTAAATACGTCGTTGAAGGAATAATGGTTGCCATCGCTGCATATGCAATCCCAAAACGCTCTATGAACTTGGATGAGGTCATGCTTATTGCTTTGACTGCTGCCGCAACATTCAGCATCTTAGATACTTATGTGCCAAGTATGGCTGTTTCTGCCAGAAGTGGAGCCGGCTTCGGAATGGGTGCAAACCTAGTTGGATTCCCACGCTAAATGTTGGCTTCCCCTGTCGATATAATCATTTAAATTGATTAATATTTTACAAACTTAAATATTAACCACAAAGTAGTAAAGGTGCATAATTTATATTGTTGGAATAAATTCCCAATGTAATTCTTTACAAATTTTTTTCCAAATATCATCTTGTTCAATGCGCTTTACAGGATCCTTTAACATTGGAAAAAAGGATAAGAATTGATTCTCACCCAACAGTTCACACATTTTATATAGCACATAATAATAATTTAAAAAATTTACTCTGTCATCCGGACAATGTTTAGCGTAAGGCTTTTGTATATCCATAAAAAGACAACATAGTGTTTCTTCTAACTGAGGTTTCATAATTGGGGGTTTTATGCCTAATTTATCTTTAATGAAAGGGATGTGTTCATAATATTTATTGTATCCTAGTTTTTTTAAAATATCTTTCGCTTTTTTATTACTCATTTGTTCTAATGTTATTCTCTCCTTCTTTATTTGCAATATAATATTTTTGAGTACCTCCTCGGGAATTTGCGTGGTTTCTTTCGCTTGAAACTGGGCCAATATTTCGCGAAAATGATTTATGCGCTTATAAGCATAAAAACATACTTCTTTAGGTGGTTCTTTATATGACGGTTTCTCATGTTCTATGATAAAATTAATTTGATGGGAACAAGCTTTGCAGATCATCACGCCTTCTGATTCTACTGGAATTAATTCACCACCGCATTTATCACATACTTCATGCAAATGGATATAATCATTTATATTCAGAAAAGATTCATCAATATTATTAAGATATTTTTGAGTATTATTTACTTCATGTTTTTTAGATTTTATTTCATTCTTTTTATTAAAAAACCCGAATAATACCTTTGTTTTACTATCATTTCCATCTACAAGTTCTTTTTTTTTTTCATAATAATCAAATACATACTTTGAATTATCTAGTAAATAATTTTTACGTTCCATTTCATATTTGATAATTTGTTTTGTATTATGGGTAATTTTATCTTTCAATTCTAATGTTTCATCAATTGATAAATTTTGTGTTTTTAATTTAATCCTATATTTTCTTCGTTCCTCCTTTAATTTAGGTATTATTATAGTCTCATTTTTTTTAAACTCGGTCATCTTTTCCTGGTGTTTACTATCAACAGTCACATTAGATTTTTTTGATACTAATATTTTTTTATTAGCTTTTGGTTTAAAGGCTGGCATTATAGTTTATTAATTCCTTTTATTTAATTATATATTTGGTTAATGTTCCAAATAAAGTTAAATTAGATATTATCCTTTCTCTCCAACATTTAATGGATATTAACAACGAAATTGATACTATTAAATTACATAAGATGGTATTTCTTTATAATGCTTTAGAAGAAGGGTGGCGGATAAAGAAAAAAAAAGATATGTATATTTTTACAAAAAATCATGAAGGGAAAAAAGAAGTGTTTTTAGATAATTATTTGAAACAATTCTTGGAAAATAATTTCGATATAAACAAAATTATAAATCAAATGTAATTGACCAAACTTAAATGAAATATAATGTTAAATTTAACATTATTTTTTTTGTGTCTTACCATAACATACATTAATTTAACGGCTAAATAATAAAATTTAAAATGTTTAGCAATAGTATAACAAATGGGAGGAGGATTAATGCAATTAGTAGCCTATGGCGCACAAGACGTTTATCTTACAGGTAATCCACAGATTACTTTCTGGAAAGTTACCTACCGCAGACACACCAACTTTGCTATGGAATCTATTGAACAAACATTTAACGGGCAAGCCGATTTCGGCCGCAGAGTCCAATGCACTATCTCCAGAAATGGTGATTTAGCATACCGAACATATCTTCAGGTCACTCTCCCAGAGATTGGCCAAGAAGGATGCTGTGGAACGACATCCACCGGTTCCGAGAAAACTTTCGCACGATGGTTGGACTACCCCGGAGAGCAACTTATCTCGATGGTCGAAGTCGAGATTGGAGGTCAACGCATCGACCGACAATACGGTGACTGGATGCACATCTGGAACCAACTTACCCTCACTGCCGAGCAGGAGCGTGGATACAACAAGATGGTTGGACAGACCACCCAACTTACTTACTTGACGGATCCTTCGTTTGCCGATGTTGATAGCGCCTGTGCCGCAACAGATGTTCCCGCCGCAGTATGTGCCCCACGCAACGCACTTCCAGAAACTACGCTTTACATCCCTCTTCAGTTCTGGTTCTGTAGAAACCCTGGACTTGCTTTGCCTTTGATTGCCCTTCAGTATCACGAAGTTAAGATTAACCTCGAGCTTCGCCCGTCGGACGAGGTTCTTTTCGCTGTAACTGACCTCACCGAAGGCGTTATTACAGGTGGGACCTCGACTGCCAATGGTTCATCTGTCAAAGATGGAGCCGCATACCAAAAATCTTTGGTTGCCGCATCCCTCTATGTTGACTACGTTTTCCTCGATACCGATGAGCGCAGACGCATGGCCCAGAACCCACACGAATACTTGATTGAGCAGCTTCAGTTCACCGGCGACGAATCCGTTGGATCTTCGTCCAACAAGGTTAAACTCAATTTCAATCACCCGTGTAAGGAGGTTATCTTTGTCGTCCAGCCAGACAAGAACGTTGACTACTGTCAGTCATTCCTTAAAAACCGCGACTTGAACCGCGCTCTCGGTGCACAGCCATTTAACTACACTGATGCTTTAGATGCCCTTGTGCCATCCTTTGGAGCTTTCTCTGGATATGAGCAGCTTGTCGGTGCCAACGCCGGTGGATCTAATGGCGGATTCATCTCATCTAGTGGTATGTTCCAGGACCCAGGTGCGGATGGTATTGAACAACCAACAGACCAGTGGGGACAAATCCAAAACTCTGTCCCAGCACTTTCTGTTCCATTCCCTATTTCTCCAATTGGTGACTCGAGTGTGTCCGATGCGGGAGCGTTTGTTCTCGCCGAGACAGCGCTTAACATGCACTGCTGGGGACAAAATCCAGTCGTTACGGCCAAGCTTCAGCTTAACGGACAGGATCGCTTCTCTGAGCGTGAAGGAACTTACTTTGATTTAGTGCAGCCATACCAGCACCACACCAGAAACCCAGATACTGGTATCAACGTTTACTCGTTCGCACTTCGCCCAGAAGAGCACCAGCCATCAGGAACTTGCAATTTCTCTCGTATTGACAACGCTACTCTTCAGCTTGTCCTTTCCACCAATGCCATTGGAGGAGATGAAACCGCTAAGGTCCGTGTCTACGCCACAAATTATAATGTCCTCCGTGTCATGAGTGGAATGGGGGGTCTTGCCTATAGTAATTAAGCACATCCCGTTCATCATGTGTTATTTATTTAATTTGATTTAAAGAATATGTTATAATGTATATTATAATATGCTCTCTTCTACTGAAAAAAAACCGTGTAAATGGACAAACGTCAAAGGCAATCCCTGTTCTTGGAGAGCTTTGCCAGATAAAAAATGTTGTAAAAGACATTCGCGATGGGAAGACATTTCCCCCGAAAACTCTGATTTAAAAAAATGTTCTGGTTGTAAAAATTTATTTATTACGACAGAAATCAGAAAAACGTGTGATAAATGTAAAAAATACGCCGAAAAGGCCCGAAAGAAAGAAAAAAAAAAGGATAAAAACAAGGATAAGAAAAAATGTGTCGGATTTAATTTGAAAACAAAATTACCATGCAAACATTTCGCGTTAGACAGTGACGATTACTGTGGTGAGCATCAAAAATTAAAAAAATTTACCGAGTTGTCAAAGAACGGTAAAGTTTGTACTAATTGGATAAGAGGTTGTTTCAATATATTGGATGAAAATGATAAATCTGCTTGCAAAGATTGTAAAAAAATGCAGAATGAAAAAGATAGAAAAAGATATAAATTAAAACAAGAAAAGGCAATTTCATACAATTTAGTTATTAAGGAAGATTCGATGTGTATAGTATGTAATTCAATATGCAAAACCGACGAAACCACAAACAAAAAATGTCAACCATGCTATACAGCATATAAAATAGCTCAAAAAAAAAGAAATCCAAAGGACCCATACAATAAACATTTGTGGGAGTGTAAAAGTTCGTCAAAAAAAAGAAATTTGTCTTGGGAATTAACTGACGATACCGCTTTGGAATTATTTAAAGGTTCGTGTCACTATTGCGGACATAGCAAAACACAAAATGGAATTGATCGAAAAAATAATAAATTAGGGTATATTACAGGAAATGTTGTTAGTTGTTGCTCAACATGTAACATGATGAAATATACATTGGGGTACGATGACTTCTTTAAAATTATTAATATTATCTCATTGAGAATGTGTTTTCATTCTAATCATACTGTGAAATTAAATAATTCACCAAACGTTTTATTTAAATGTGCAAAATTCCAACACACACACAATACCTATATTAATAACAGTTGTAAAAATAGAAATTTACTCATGAATTTAAATGAAGAACAATTTTACCGTTTTAAACAAATGGAATGTTATTATTGTGGGTATTTTGGAGAGAATAAAATTTGCGGAATTGACAGGTTGGATTCATCTGTGGATTATACTATAGCCAATTGTGTACCTTGCTGCACCACATGTAATTTTGTAAAAAGAGATTTACCTCTCGGAAAATTTAAAACACAAGTCAATCAAATATATACGTTTAATTTTGAAAAATAATCCTCAAAAAGTATTAAATAAAACTAATGATGTTATAATATAATGTTCAAAATCTTAATGGCATACTCCAATTAAGCGTAATCAGCTTATCATAATCTTTATTAAATTATAATCATTTTCACTAGAAAATTATTATAAATTTAATTATATATAGATGTCTACCCCCGAAGAAAAAGTGTCCGAGGCAAATCCCATACAAACTACAAGGGTATCTCCACCACCTCCAACATGGCTTGCGTCTACGCATTCACTGCTCCAAACCAATGCTTCTTCAGCGGCGGCGCGCGGACGAGCACAACGCTCGCAGCTCCTGCAGGAAAAGGCAGACGGGAAAGGTGAAACAAAATCCACCATGCAAAAACCAATGATGACGATGGACCGGAAGATTCCGACACTCACACCTCATCAAGAGAAAATGATGAGAGAAAGAATGTCACCATTTGATGATCACGGAACAGCACCAACAGACACGCAACTGCAACGAAAAATTATGGGAAAAATAGATGAAAAAGATAGACTACAAAATCAATGGAGCGAAGAACCAGAAGGAGGAAAAAAGAACAGACTTTGGGAGGAAATACAAAAAGCAGAAATAGCTGTAGAAGAACTGGAAAAAAAGAATAACTATTGGAATCGAACCGGAATGGGGGAACAACACCCCAATATTTCTTTCCAGCCGTACTATATTAACATTGATCAACTGCGACCTGGGGAAAATTTTAAAATTGCTCTCGCAACGAGAGAGGACGCCATGTCAGGAGACAAACCATATGTTATCAGAACCGCTGTTGGTTACGGAGACCCTGATTTTTACATCAATGAAGATGAAGAAAAAATGATGCGAACGATGTTACCTACACAGATATTGTCTGGTAGTAAAACCCAATCATATCAAAAATTAAATCAACATTCAATCGATGTTGATGATCTAATGCCCGGCCAAAAGTACCTAATTGTAATGAATCAACAAGCAACATGGGGATTTGAATGTGTTTCGCCGGGGGTACAGTATGAACACGAAAGTAAGAAATTGTTGGATCGGGAACAAAAATGCAACCCGATGGCAGTAGGAAAATTTCGGGGAATGTTAAAATGGAACACGTTTGTAGAAAGGCGTGATGTGGATGGTGTGCCGGCGCGTGATCTCGGATTAGTTGGTTCTCGTGCTGGAGAAGCGCATCAGGAATATATAGATAACACTGAAGACACAATAATTCCAGATATAGAGGCAGAAATTCGTAAGAAAAAGGATGTTGATAAAATATCACAATTAAAAAAAAATTTAGACACAATAAAGGGACAACTTGCAGAAGCAAAAAAAATAAAACCATGGACGCATTATAAAATCCAAAAAGAAAAATTAGTAGAAGGATTGAAAGAGGGGAGGTTGAAGCGTGACCTATCTCATCCAGACGCCCATGATCGGATGCATATCGCGGGTTTTCCACTGGGGACGATGGGACCATGTCCATACCCGGATAATATTGCTCCTGATACATTAGTTGCTAGATTTTCTTGTATACAAGACATAATAGAGTCAGACCTTCCCCACCAGAGCCGAATTAGTAGGTGGATTCGTTCGATGAAGCCGGATTATGCGTATTTTCCAGCCAATGGTGTCCGACTAACAAATGGTCATACAGAATGGTTATTTAAGTTTTATCCTTTGAAAGACGAAATCCAGAATATCAAAGATAGAAAAGCAGCGGTATTGGAGCTTCTGCGTACTGGAGAACAAGAAGGTCCAACATCCACTACTGGATGTGGTAATATTCCATTAATGATCCAAAAAGATATGAGTGGGAAAGGAATGTCGGGTTTGGGAAAAGGGGGTGTATGTAAGGCACCGCACCAGATTGCAGCCATGCTGACAGGATTTTTTGGAGGTCGCAAAAAAACTCGCAGAAAATCACATAAGAAAGCGCACAAGAAAACTCGCAGAAAATCACATGAGAAAGCGCACAAGAAAAAGCGTAAGAAAACTCGCAGAAGATCACACAAG